AAGTTGTTTGCTGCTTGAACGCATAAACATCTTTCAGATAAGAAGTTAACTACCATCTCATCAGCGTCAGAAGTATAGTTTCCACCAACAGATCCAGTGATCCATGATTTCATTTTTCTATCATCAGCTTCAGAAGATCTGTATCTAATATGTAAGAATGGTCTAGAGATATTTTTACCCATAGATTGATCATACACAGTAGATGTACCAGCTGGTACTAAAAGACCTTGAATATCAGTCAAGTTTCCTCTAGTAGTTGAATCATTTAAGTATTTCCAGTCAGATTTGTAGAAGTCATAAGAACCTCTTCTGAAACCAGAGAAACCTAAATTTAACGCCATATCTTCTGCGTTGTTGAATACTCCATAAGAAGCACCACCAGCAACGTGTGAATTTACAGACGCTAACATGTTATCAATTTCTAAAGAAGTGTTTCTATCTAAGAACATCATGTTCTCTTCAATAGCACCTTGCTTGTCTAATTCATTAAGAATAGTATCGAACTCACTTAAACCAGCATTAACGACATAAGCTGTAGAAACTCCAGCAGAGTTATATCCAGTTTGTACGTCAAAATCAGTTCCAGTAAATACTAAACCTCTTGATTCAACAGCTGCAAAAAGACCTTCAGTACCTTGAACGCCAGAAATTGCAGAGCCAGTAGCTACTGGTTCAGCTTCTAACATAGACATTTCTAGGTAGTCTTCAAATCTTAATCTAGCTTCGTGTTCAGACTTCATGTACCATAAGTAACCAGAAGCTCCGTTTTCAGTTGTAACTTCAACCCAACCGATCTGTGCAGTGTCAGAACCATTAACTTGGTATCTGTCTCTTAAGATGATTGGTCTGTTGCTAAACTGAGTAAACCCAGCGTCGATGCTACCAACGATTCCTGAAGAACCTTTTGGATATTCATTACCATAAACGAATACTTTGATGTCATCAAGATTAGCAAACAAAGCACCGTCAGCTAAATCGTTAGTTGAATAAGGTAGAACTGTAGCCCCTGTATTTGTAATAGCAGATACTCTACATTTTATTGTGTTACCTATTCTAGCTGATTCATTGTTTACAATGATAACTGTATCAAATTGTTGTACTAAGTGGCCAGCAGGTAATGTAATTGTATTATCAGCAGCTACTGCAACTTGTACAGAGTTAGCTCCAGATTCTAACGAATCATAAGCGATGTGTAATCTTCCTTGTTCAGACCAAATAACTTGATCAGAAGCAAGAGGCATTTCAGCTCCTACCATTTTAAGGAAACCAGATACAGTTCTTTTTCCGTATCTTTCTACTTCCTTTTCATAAATTTCTGGTAAAAATTGCTGTGCGAATGTTCCACCGCCAGATGCAGAATCGAAGCTCAAATAATTGTCTCCCCACAACGATTGAGTTGGGCGAGGTGTCAAGTGCTGTAATTCAGCACCTTGAGCAGGATTAATAAAAGGCATAATTTTTAATTTTTAATGTTTAACTTATTTTATTTGGATTTCTCCCAATCTTTACTTTAAAGTCGTTAGATGATTCACCTGTTACCGCTCTCACTCTCATACCACCAGACTCAATAACATTACTGTTTGTTTGTCTAGCAGACATATCAACATTTTTAGCTTTAGCCATACTATCCTTGATAGCGTCAGCCTTGCCTTGTTGATAAAAATGATTAGCAACTAAATCAGGATTCATTGCTGTGAAAAGTGATTTATGATAACCTTTAGCATCTTCAACAACTTGAGTATCTTTATTTGTAAATTTACTCACGAAATTATTAATGTTCATTTGGTTATCCTTAACCTTGTCAGCCTCTTTAATGTTTAGTCTGAAACGTTTTTCACCAACTTTATATTCAAAACCTTTGAATTCATTGTTAAAAACTTCATTTGACTTTTTCTCAAAGATAGACTTGTTCTTTTCAACAGTCTTAGCGTCTTCATTGTATCGATTAAAGAAGTCAATAGCTTTCTGTTGTTCAGGCGCTAACCTGCTTCCAGCTTTAACTTCTGCGTAATATTTGGACTTTTGCCCGTCCAAGTGGCTTTTGGCATTCGCAACTTGCTCTTTTAATGCCAATTTTTTTCTTCTAATGTCTTTAGGATCGTCCTCATCTTCATTGTATGAATATAAATCTTCCATAACGAAAACTCTTTCTTCATCTGTTAAATGAGGTTTAGTTTGTTTTAAGTACTCGTTTACGAGTTCATTATCATCAAACTTATCATAATCTTGATTTAATCTAACATAATCATCAAGACTACCCCCTGTTTCATTAATGAATTCAACTACCTTTTGTATATTTTCAGGTAGTGGTTCACCAGTCTCTTTAGCCTCAGCAACAGCTTCTTCAACTGCTTCTTTAACTTCTTCAACTTTTTCTTCAACCTCTATTTCAGTAATCTCCTCAACAACAGGTGTTTCTTCAACTACCTCTTCTGTTTTTTCTTCTTCTTTAACCTCTTCAACAGGTTCTTCTTTTACTTCTTCTTTCGGTTGTTCTTCTTCTTTTTTCTCAGATAAATCTACTTTTGCTACATCAGTATCTTCTTTTTTACTAACCTTAGCCCATTTATCTAAGTCTACTTTAATAGTACCATCTTCTTTAACCTCATTAGGGTTAGATGGTTCTTCAACCTTTTGTTCTTCAACAACAGGCTGTTCTTGTGTTTGTTCAACGATTTCTTCAACCGCCTCAGCTTTCTTTTTTTTAGCCATAATATAATATTATAAAATTAAACAAATTATCTTGGTTCAAAGGCATTCATGCCGAACCCACCACCCATTATATCATTACCTGAAGATTCAAAGTTTTTAGGTGGTTTTGCATTATTTCTTTGATCTATTAATTCAGATTGTTGACTCGCTTGGATTTTAGTTCTTTCGTCCTTGCGGTTTTCTTTATTATCTTCACTTGCTTTTGCAGTTTGAGCTTTCATTTGCTCTATCTGCATGTTAAGTTGAAACTCATGATTCATTAACTCTTTCTTAAGTTGAGCTTCTTTCATCATTTTTTCTGTTTCAAGTTGAGCTTTTGTTTGCTCTAACTGCATTTGATTTTGCGTTATAACTTGATTTTTCTGTGCTTCCGCTTGTGCTGCAACCTGTTGAGCTTGAGCATTAGCCTGAGCTTGCTGTTGAATATTCTGCTGTTGTAGCATTGCGTCTTCTTCAGCTTTTCTTTTACGTTTTAGTTTTAATAACTGATTAGCTAGTTTAACATTTTTAATCTCTCTAATATCAATAGCGTCTTCAAGGTTTATACCCTGCTGTTGTAGAGCTTGTTGAATATTATTTTCTAACATAGCTTTTTCCTCTTCATCAGGTGTTAATTCGATAAATATACCAAAGTCATATAAATGTAAATCAGCCATTTCTCTTAATGTAGCAACATTATGTCTACCTAATTTTTGCACAAAAGCATCAGCTGTTGGTGAGTATTCTAGTATATCAGATATTCTTAATGATAAACACTCAGCTAACTCAGTTGTTAAAAATAAACCAGCTTGTAATATATGTCTTGTAGCTGTATTGCTATTAGCAGCAGCTAACTTTTGTACACCTACTAATGTTTTAGCATCTGGCATACTACCATCTCTTGCTTCATTTAATCCGGTTACGTCTCTTATCATTTGTAAATAATAATTATACGTTTGAATTAATGATTGTAGTTTTGCGCCACCATTACCTGATTGTATTTCTTGAATAGGCACTTTACCTGGGTTCATATCACCATCAGACGTAAATGATCTACCAATTATACTACCAGTTTGGAAGAACATGTTTAACGCCTCTTGTGGATTATAATTAGTTCCATTACCTAAATCTATTTCAGCTAAACCATCAGCATCTAAATATATACCATCTGGAACCATTCTAGACATCACCTGTTGAATTTTAAGGTGTGTTATTTGAATCATATCAGCAAATGTAGTAATTCTACTAACTAGAGATTCTATTTTACCCTTGTACATTCTAGGAGCAACGATGCTATAATTCATTTTAACCTTCGTGTAATCACTTTTAGGTCTCATCATGTTGTTAGCTAAGTTCCATCTTAACATTTGTTTAGTGCCTAAAACCATAGCGCCTTCAAATAAAACCTCTATTTGTTTAGATAATTTACCAAATCTTTCTTCTAGTAATTCTGTAGGAGGATTAAACTCATCATCTTTTGCTATTATTTTATGAGCACCTGTTGAAGTTTCTTTTGTTTTATAAACCTCATTCATATATGTTTTATAATTAAAATATAAAACTTGTATTTGGTTTTTATCTTGATTAACTGATTCAGCTAAACTTCTGTTGTAAAAACCTGTAGTTTGATGACCTTGGTTATGTAGAGATTTTAATTCTTGTTCTGTTAAATGAGGAAACTCTTTTACTATTTCATTTATAGGTAGAGTTTTTATTTCACCAAAATAATATATGTCTTCAAAATATGGATCTTCAGTATATGAATACACTATATTAGCTGGATCAACATACTCTACTTTAACGCCTTCAGCTTTATTAAAAGTGTTTTTAACACAACCTATACCTAAAACACATAAGTCGTAATTAATTTTTTTACGTAGTAATTCATATCTATTACCCTCTAGTAAAACATTAATAGCTTGCTCTTCTGCAATTTCAACAGCTTGTTTATAATTAAGCTGCATGTGCAACTGTAATTCTTCTTCGTTATCAGGTAAAGGGTTAGCATCACTTGATTGTAGGTTTACACCAAAAGCTTCAGCTGCAAACTCATTTAATTCTTGAGATCTCATATCAGCTAATATACCTTCCATGTACTTAGTTCTTTTATCAACTCCGTATGGATCCTGCGTGTATGCTTTTATATCAAACGTTCTTTCTGATATACCATTTACTACTATATCTACAAACTTAGGTATAATAGGGACTGGTTTCCAGTCTAAATTAAGATAAGATAGATCACCATTTATAGATAATTCATCTTTATATTTTTGAATAGCTTGTTCTCCCCTAGCATAAAGTCTAAGTTTATGGAAGTTATTTTGGTTGCTAGCAAATCTATTTGTACCAGAGTCTCTTTTAAACCACTCACTTTCAATAGCTTTACCTATCTTTAAACCATATTCTAAGGATAACTTCTCTTTGTCGCTTACAACTTGACTAGGAAAATAATTGCTCATGTAAGACTCAGCCATATTATTGTTTTATTAATTTTGAATTATAGCCTTTATTTTTATATTTAGCTATTGTTAAATTTATTTTATCTCTTTGCACATTTGATCTTGGATTATACAAATGTCTATTACAAGCCATAATAGCTAAACCGCTACTAATTGTTGCATCAAACTTAGTTCTTCTTGTTATATCAAAACCAGCCCAATCATTTAATGTGTTGTTAAACACCATATCACCATATTCACCATCAGCTTTCAAACCCACATGGTCATTTATATACATTTCAATTGCGGCAGCATGTGCCTGTTTAATATCCTCACTAGAGTTAGGCATTCCACCAACTTCTTTTTCCGCTACAGATAATTTATTCCAAACTTTATCAGGTCTATTCATTGAATAACCTCTATAACCGCGTCTTTTCAAATAATACAATAGACGAGGTTTATTATTCTCAGCGAGTATTGGCATCCCGTAAAAAACTAAAGCCATTAGAACGTCCTCAAAGAACATCTCGGATGTCTGAGGTCTAGCTAAGTACTCTAAGAAAAAAGAATTAGCAGGAGCATCTTCCATACTAAACTTTGTTAATCCGTGTAAAGCTCCTTTAGAACCTTTACCATCAACTGTACCTGATATATCGTAGCTATCACAACCAAAAGCGCCCATATGTTCATTACCAGGATATTTTAAACCGTTTTTAACTACTTGTTTATTTTGTAAATGAGATGGTGGCGTCCAAGATATATTAAACCTACCTTGTTGATTTGGTAAAAACCTAACAGTAGTATCTTTTATACCACCTGCCCACTGGAAATTACCTCTACTATAATTAGCAACCTCTTCATTTATATCTATTTGCTCGTATATTTTTACTAAATTAAATATACTATTTTTAGTTTCATCTCTGAAAGCATGTTCTTCAGTTCTTGGAAACTGTCTATAAAACTCATTTAAAGCATCCTGATCATTCTTTAATCCATCAGCTTCATTTTGCCAATGATCAATAACACCTATGTCTATATAGTCTCCAAATGGTCCCTTAACCTCCTCTGTTGGCGTTTCGAATACAGGTATTCCATTAGAATCAATGAATCCTTCGTAGTTCCATTCCATAGGTATGAACAAACTATATAATCCCGAGCTAGTCTGTCCATTGCGGTTTCTTTTGGTAACGTCTGAATCATAATACAGTTTTTTAAAGTTATCACCTCCTTTGTCTAAAGCGTTTGATGTTGAACCCATCATACACTTACCAATAATCCTACTACCTAACCTTAATGTAGTTTTTGTTACACGCCAGTTATTTAATATGTTGTTTGGTCTTTCCCACTTACCACTTTCATCATGTACTAACAGTTTTAGTTTTTCACCGTCATAACTGTTATCACCTGTATTTTTCCAATCAATAGTTGTATCTAACCCTGTTAATTCCTCAGGTCTATTTTCAGTAGATGTAATATTTCTTCTTGTTAACTTGCTAGCTGGTACTCTATATGCTAGTTCTGTTTTCGGTCGATCCATACCATCTTGAATCGGTTTAAAGAAGAAAGGATAATTAACTGATATTGGTACCACTTTATCAGTAAACATCTTTTTTGCATCTGGACCAGACTTAGATAATATACCAAATCTAGCATCACTAGATATTGTAGCTAAGTTAACTGTCTCACCAGAAGCCATAAACGAAAAACCAGATCGTCTATTTTTAAGATAACACATACCGTAACATCTATTATCAGCTTTACAAGCTTCCCAAAAAATATAAAATAATCTATTAGCTTCTCTAAAATCTGGATGTCCTACATCAATTTTAGACCACTGAAGATACATATAGTGTGTACCAGTAATGTAAGTAGGTATATCATTATTACTAAACCAGAAACCATTTTCTCTTTTCGTAAACTCATTCTCTATATAACCAATATACTTATTTTTAAAATCCTCTGGGTAATCACGCCAATCAAATATAGTTTTTATTCTATTTAACTCTTTAGGATATTCTGTTACCTGCCAAGTACTATTTTCAAAAACGTGTACTTCTTTTGGAACTTTTGGCAAAGCTATATGTAAACCTTGTATGCTATACACATCACCTATTTGCCCTGTTTTACTAATTACAACAACATCATTTTCTTTATTGTAACCATACTTCCAAGCCTTTTTCTTGTTAAGCCTTTTAATTGTATTTGTTTTAATCGGTGTAACAATACTATATAGTTTTTGCTCGTACATTACTTAGATCTTTTTTCAGCGAATCCACTAAATGTTTGTTTTTTAGTTTCTTCAACTGGTTTTCCATCTATCATGCTTTGCTCAGTCTGTATTCTTGTTAATATTTCAAAAGCATCGAATATAGCTAGTTTCTTTGTTGCTGCTGCATTTTTTAATCTATCAGCAGATATATCATCATCACTATCAACAATTGGCTCTTTAGCAACTTTAACTAACTCCTCTACAGCTTTATAACCAGCTTGGATTATATTCTCTTTCTTCTCCTTGATATTCATATTTAATTGTAATTGCACTTGTTTGAACTCTATATAAACGCTCATCGTTTACTATAAACTCGTATTCACTACGAGGTACGAATCCTACTAAATCACCAGGTTTTAAATTGTTTAAATATTCGTGATTATTAGTATATTTTAAAACACCAACTAACGGCTGCTCTTTTTCTATACTAAAATTATCAGTAGCGTGTATTGGTTTTACAAAGCAATACTCATCAACTGATTTCCAAGTGTTGTTATTTTTATATAAGTATATTTGATCCAGTTGAACAAAATATTTATCTTCCTCAAAGTATCCTTTACTATTTTGCTCTACGCCTCTTATATCTTTCCAACGTCTAAAAACATTATGATGAACTATAATTTCATCACCTATATTTATATTAGTTTGAAATCCTTTAGGTGTAGATAAAACAATAGCGTTTCTATTTACATTTTGATGTGTAAAATTCTCAGTATTTGTAATAAGTGATTTATCACCTATTTTCTTAATATTATTATATCTTGAATCTACTGGTTTAACTACAAAATAATAAAGACCTTGCATCAATATTCTAAATTGTACTCAACGGCTATAGCCATGTTCTTATTAAAATCTTTCCAAGGTAGAACCTCATTTCCTTTTTTAATATAAACGCTATACTTATCGTCTTCCTCAACTATACAATCAATGATATGCCCTCCGTAAACCTCTTGATCTACGGAGTAGTGCATAGCTTCATTTTTGTAATCTTTACCGATACTAATCTTTCTTATCAGTCTCATCTTCAGGTATTTCAGATATAGTACCGTCAGTTAAGTTAACAGATACTTTACCATATTTTTCTTCAAGATCTTTTTGAATTACTTGTAAATCCATTTGCAAACCTTTTAAAGTTTCTAAAGCTACATTTTTTTGTACCTCTAAACCACCAACTTGCATTTGAGCTTGATTCATTGCATTTACCTTTTCTTGTACTGATTTTAATTCTTCTTCAGTAATCTTTTTTACATCTTTAGCGATGTCCTCTACTTTTACGTCTTCCATTATATTTAAATTTAATTGTTATTAATTATTATACGTCTGTATAATCTTTGTATTTATCGTCTGCTTTTAAAGCTTCATAAGCTTGTTTTACATGGTTTTTAGCTGTAGCAGCTAAAGATCCAGTAAAAATAAAATTAAACTCAGTTATGCAACTATTTGGATTAGCGTCCCTAGTTGCTTTGTCTTTAAAAACTTTAATATTAGCGTTAATTTCATTGTTTTTTGTAAAAATTGTTTCGTAAACCGCTTCAGTTTTCAAACTACCGTCTGAATTATAAACCGCAGCTGTTTTTAAATTTTCATTAGAATTAGAATAAAAGTGACAGTTTAAACCACTTACCTGTAGATAAGCTTCACTTATTTCTAAACCTTTGAAGTTGTATAATCCTTTTAGTGCCATTGTTTGTTTTTTAAAATCGTTATTATTCTATGTTTATATTATTACGCTATTTTCACGTTTTTTACTTTTAATATGAAGCAGTTATAGATACTAAGGTATTATTACTACCAAATATATTATTTGAGTACACTTTTCTCCAAGCAACACTGTTAACACTTGTCCACGTACTTGACGCACCTAAGCTTTGTCCATTAACACTTAAAGCGCTCCAACTTTTCTTTGTACTACTAAAATATATATACAAATAATCAGTACCTGATTGATCTTGATAGTACATACCTGTTATTGTTCCACCATTAAAACTAGTATTACTTAAACTACCAGCTGAAACAGGACTAGTTACATAACCTTTAAATACAGTTGAGTAAAAATTACCCCAACCTGTTGTCATTGTTGCTGAATAATCATTACCAGCGGGAACTGTAAAAGATGATACAGATCCATGCGTCATAGTACTACCTTGTCTACATACAGATCTAATTCTATACGTACTATTAGCTGTCAAAGCTACACTGCTTTCCTGTATTGTGTCACCTTGTGGCCCTGTTGTAGTAGTTGTATGACCAACTTTTGTAAACTGACAACCTGTTGAATCATCTAAAATACCATTAACAATAGACGCTACAGGTGTAGAGCTATATCCTTGATTACAATAAACAACGCCATGTTCATCTACTTGACCTGTATTACTTAAGTTTTTAATCTCGCTGTATGTTGTGCCAGCGGCATTAGTAGCCCATGCTCTATAAGCATTCGGAGATGCGCCAACGCTACTTATAGTATAACTTACGTTAAATTCCTCATCATCAATACTTGATGTTGTTACAGCACCTATAGAAGGTGTGCCTACTGTTAAACCAGTAATGCTTTCGTTAAAACTACCAGTCGTATTTATTGTGCTATCATCTTCATTTACAATAGTAACACCTGATGTGTCTTTGTAAAATTGAGCTGTAGAGTTTGAGGCTGGTAAAACTACAAAACCTTTAGCTGATATAGTACCAGTTGTGCTAAAATTACTTGTTTTACCTTTGTCAGTTACGTTACCATACATTTGTATTGAAGTTGCACTAACTTGACCGTTACTTGCTGTTATACTAGGCGCAATCCCAATAGCGCTTTCATTGTCAATTATTACTGTTTGACCAGGACAACTTACGCTAAACCACCATTCAGTATTACCTAAAGGTGCTGAAACCTGCATATTAGCTGTACCTGTTGAGGCATTTTTATTAAAACTTACAGCTCCTCTACCACCCGCCTGCCTGTTTATACCACTTGTAGGATAAGGTCCACCCGTGTGAGTTGTTATTTCTAAATTTGAATCACCTATAGCTGTTCGCAAAGCGGCTAAACTAACTTGACTACCAACCCAACCGTCGTAATTACCACTAGTGCTGCCACTTGTTAATGTTTGACCGTTCCATGTAAATACAAATTTATCTGGTATACTAAAAGATTGATATTCAATTATAACAGTTCCTTGTGCGCTACCTAGATTTATAGGATAATTAAATGTTCCTTGATCACCCTCATAATAAGCTATATTACAACCTGGTGCCGCGAAATCATGATCATAACTATAGAACTCACTCATTTTATAAGGAGCATCGTTATTAGGATGTGAAGGGCTAATAGCGTTTGTTGCATCAGCCACAAAAGAGTTACCATTAGCGTTACCACCAATAGTTATATCTTTTAAACTTAACACATCATCATAGTCAACATCAGTGTAGTCATCTATCTCTTTTTCTGCCGCTAAACCACCTAAACTTATACTATTACCACTTGCAGGAACTGCCATATTACCAAGGTTTTTCTAGACCTACATCCATAGGTACTTTCATGTTATCAATAAATTCACTTAACCACTTTTTTCCATTTTCATGCATAACATGTGATTCTACCCAAGCTATTACATCTGATTCTTTTAAGTTATCAAACTCTATAAAATCATCAGCGTTATAATCTATAGATATATCACCATACCAATTATGAGTGTATTCACCATCTACACATACTATCTGAAAATTAACAGCTGTAATAACATTTGTTTTATTATCATAAGACGGCGCACCTCTTAAACTTTCTATTGTTGTTGTATATACTTTAGCCATTGTTTATTTGTTTTTTAAGTTGTTCAATTTCTTGTTTTAATTCTTTTATAGCCTCAATTAAATAACCTGTTATATTTCCATATGATACGCCTAACGTACCATTATTTTCGCTAACAAGCTCAGGAGCTATCTTTTGCATTTCTTGTGCTATAACACCGGAACTAAGTAAACCAGTATCTATTCTATTAAAACTAACACCACGCATGTCATAAACCTTAGAACCATCTAAAGTTTTTATGTTTTCTTTTAATTTTTCATCTGAATAAGCTACTACATCATGTGTAAATGTAGCGGCTGTTGTACTTAAAGTCATAGAGTGCGATGCGTTGTCTGCTCTGTATAGTTTTAAATCTTCATCATAAGAAGCAAATATACCATCATCAACAACTAGTCTTTTGTTCATATAAAACCTTCCTCTGTCGGTTGTTACGTGGCAATAACTACTGTTTCCAGGACCAGCTTTAAAATAACCATGTGTGGTTTGTACGTATAAATCACCGTGTGATTCTTGTTTTATATATTGTGTTGCTGATGATTTTCCACTTAAAGTTAAAGTACCTTGAAAAGTTGCATTATGACTTGTATCTAATGTTAATGTTAAATTACCTTTTGGTGAACTAGCATCGTAGTCAGTGTAAAATTTAATTTGATCGCCTCTTACGTGTAATGTTTCTAAACCATAGTTTGTTCCACTATGTGATATTATACTATTTACACTGTCTTCGTAGTTTAAAGATATAAATCTTGTAGCAGCGTTTTTAATATTAAGTTCTCCATCAACATCTACATCTCCATTAGAGTTAACATTTAATATTGGTATACCTGATACATCTGCTACTGAGAATAAATCCCCAGTTAAACTATTTGTAACTGAAAATAATTGACCCTCAGTACCTTGTACATCTAATACAGTGTTGCCAGATGAAGACAAGCTATCAATATTAAAATCACCTCCAAGAGTTGCACCCGCATTATCACCGTGCAATTTAAATATTGGTGTTTGAGTGTGTATGTTAGTTGTGTTAGCTTTATATATAAAGTTTAAGTCATTACCTTTAGCTGGTCCATCTGGAGACATTGACCACACGTTGTAGTTAGATGTAGAAGGTCCTTGTATAAGTACAAAGCCGTAACCAGGATATGTAGGATCATTATATGTTGAAGCATTTACTATACTAGTTAAATTACCATTGTTCACTATACCTAAACGCGCATTATTGTGAACAGCATTGCCACCGCTAAAAGTATAAGCACCCGCTTGAACGTTAGCTATTGGTGTTTGTGATGTGTTAAAACCACTTTTACCTGTATAATTAAAATTAGCAATAGTTCCACCACCATCACCTAATATTTGTACGTTATCATCACCTTTAATTTTTAAGTTTAAACCATCAGAAAATATGTAAGATTGACCGCCTGTTGCTGTTGATGCAGATGAACCTCTAAACCAAATTCTTTTACCATCAGCTTGTGTTACATCACCTGCAAAAGTTGCATTTTGTGATTTATCTAACGTAAGTGCTTTTGTGTTTGTTCCACTAGAATTATCAGTAAAAAATTCTATTTGACCACCATGTACTGTAGAGTCAACTACAACAAATCTAATAGCTGATTGAAAACTTGCATCAGTATTAGAATATTGAAAATCTATAGCTTTATAATTACCAGTAGCCATACCATTAGCATTTCCTAAACCAGTTAAGAAAATACCATCACCATTAGTTCCTGATGCTATTGTTAATTTATTAACAGCATTACCATTGCTAGGAGTACCTAATACAAGACTTCCTGTAAATTTATTTGTTCCTGTTCCTGTTGTATTCATAACCCCGCCAACAGTAACAAGACCTGTGTTAGGATTCAATGCAAGATTAACTCCACTAGGTGTTAATATTTGGCCGCCATTAATTGTTGTATTTCCTGCAAAAGTTGCAGCGGTACCACTTAATGTTAATACAACCCCTGACGATGATTCAAGCTTTAAAGCACCTCTTTTATTACCTAAGTGAGATACACCTAAAGTATTATTTATAAAAAATTGTTCTGCATCTGGATCAGTAGCTGTATTATAAATACTAAAAGCAGTAGTGCCAGTTTCTCCTGATTGTATTCTGATTTCTGGGTTTTCTGATGTGCCTGGGTGAATTAAACGTATTGAAGGTCCATTAGTAGCAGCTGTATTAACATTTACATCACCTGCAAAAGTTGCATTTTTATTAGTTGCTATTGTTAAAGCGGTATGTGTTAGCAAGTCAGACATACTAGTAGAATCGTCATGCACCATAAATCTCATACCATTTGTTCTATCTACAGAAACAGTAGCATTGTAGTAATTTTGATCACTAAATTCTAATCTTGCTCCATTAGCCTGATTACCACTGTTAGCGATTCTCATTACAGCAGTTCCATTACCTCCTGTGTTTGAGTTCCAAATTCTAGATAATATTTGACCAGTAGTATTTCTTGTTATATCAACATCACCTGTTACGTCTAAGTTGTCACCAACCGTTACATTTCCACCGTCATTTGAAATACTACCTCTTATTACAGCTCCAGCTTGTACATACAATGATGTGCCACCTCCTGCTGCATAAAGATAATTATTTTGTACTACAACCTCACCTGAGTTTTGTACTCTTAACGCGTTACTACCGTCAGAGCCTCTCATTACTAGAAAAGCGTTGTCGGTATGAGGTGCAGTAGTATTACCAGTAATTTCTACGTTCCCGGCAAAAACTGATGTATTATCACCATTTAAAGTAAGCACAGTACCTTGTGTACCAGCGTTATCAGTTTTGAACTGTATATACCCCGTGTTGTTCGCTCCTGTTGTACCACCTACTATCGCCGCGTAGCCACCGGCATTATTAGTTAAATTAATAGTAGCGCAAACATCAGTTGAATTATTATTTTCGTGATGTAATTCAAAATAAGCACCTGTGCTATTAGCTGTACCGTCGCTATTAATTTTTAACTTATTATTTATTTCTACACCATTAGCTTGATTTTGAAAAAATGTTCCAGTTTCTGTCATGTACATTTTTCTGCTATTATTCACGGTAAAACCAAGTTGATGGTCAGCAGGCCAATACATACCAGTATTAGCATCTCCAGTATTACTTATTGCTGGAGCACCTACGCTGCCATCAGGTAAAGATAATACTCCTGCAAAAGTTGCAACGTTAGCGGCATCTAATGTTAAGCGATCAACTCCATTTGTTGTAAAAACAATTTTATCATTAGTTCCCGGGAATTGAATATAAGTATTTGTATCACCATTATGGATTAATTTTTCAGCAATACTTACATCTCCATCAAAAGTAGATAAACCACTAGAGTTAACATTAAATATAGGTATACCTGACACGTCAGATACAGAAAACAAGTCTCCTGTAAGACTATCTGTTACTGAGAATAACTGCCCTGCGGTACCTTGTATATCAAGAACCGTATTTGAGCCGTCTACTATTAGACCTTTTTTTACTTTAAATTCATTTGCCATAATTACCTTTCATTTTCCGGGTTATATATTAAATCTATTTTTGTTTGCATTAAAATTTTTTAAAATTTCATCAACAGTTAATACTCTGTCAAAAACACATACTCTTGGTATATCTCCTAAAAACCAATATCCGCTACCTTCAGCCTCTCTACCTACTGTTATTTGTTCTGCAGAGTTACATTTTGTAAAACTACCTGAGTTTTTAAGCACACCGTCTAAATATATTTTTCCAGTTCCATTATCGTAAGTATAAACTATTTGATGATAGTTGCCATCCCAAGCGTTACTACCAGTTACAAAGCCACCAATGTAGTTTCCATCTTGTACACCTATGCTTGTGTTACCACTGTTTTTACCTATGAAAAATTCAGTACCAGTACCTGATTCAAGCCCTCCAAATATTGGAGTATATCCTCTAGTACTATTTCCGGTATATTTATAATACGCTATCATTGTTAATCGATCACCTAAAGTTCCTCTAGTGAACGGAGTAAGTATATAATTATCTGTTCCATCAAACGTTGGTTGACTTGTTGAGTCAAACGATACATATGAAACATCTATATTATTAGTTCTTTTTAAATCTATTAGACTAGTAGTATTTGATCTAGATCCATTTACAAAAGGAGTTTCGTGAGATATTTTTTCTATTTGCACGTTTGAAACTTTTATAAAAGAGTTTGTGCCAGATGTAGCACTATTATACCAAACCGTAAAACCTATATAACCATTAGGTTGACTAGCTGTACCAGTATTACCTATAGTACCACTCCAACTTATACGCTCTGTATTTTTTGTTGATTTTTGATACCTTTCGCTAGCAGCTGAGTAACCTAAATAATTAGCAGCAGAAGTTCCATTAGATCCACTGTTAGCTTGACCCATCATAACCCAAGCAAAATCACCTGGGCTATTATCTGGAATTTCTATAGTTGCCGATATAGTTACAGCAGAACCAGTATGTGCTCTCATATCCCAAACAAAAGTTCTCCAACCTTGACCAGAACCAGCTGATCCGTTAAAACTGTTTACATTTAATTGAAACGTTTTTGTAGCTGAATCTATTAAACTATAGCTACCTCCCCAACCACCTTGAGCATCTATCGTATCATCTGCGTAGTTAGTTGTTGGTTCACCTGGATAAAACCTAGTTGAATTACTATTATCGGCAACACCATACCCAGTGTCATGTCCATATACTAATCCGTTGTTTATTGTTTTAGGTCCTGTGTACATTATATATTATATTTATTTTTATAAGCATTGTAGTTTTGTAAAACTTCCGCTGCGCTTAATTCTTTATTATAACAACTAACAGCATATATTTGACCATCAAAATCCATGTCAGATCTACTTGTTTGCCAGTTACCAATCCTAAATTTATCAGCAACTAAAGCTCCAACAGTGTCTACAGAATATGCTGTTGTTGCTTGAGCCACACCATTTAAATATATTTTATGAGCAGTTGTTTGATGGTCGTCCCACGATGATATTGTCCATGTAACCATATGTATTTGATTTGATCCATGTGCCGAAGTTAAGTGACGACCTCCTGGAGACCAGTGATCAGTTGCAAATTTACCACCGTATGATATAAAAGCCATAGAATCATTACCATCTTGCTCGTGTTGTGATAATATACCTTTATAACTACCTGTTGAGTTTTCATTAACTACAGCACTAACACTAATAGCAAAATTATCACCAGTAAATGGAGAGTTTATAGCGCTATCCATATGCTCACCGTTTCCACTAGTAAAATCCATACAAGCTATTCCGTTTACAGATGTAAAACTAGGTCTGGTTAATGAAGTAAAATCATATCCGTTACCAGTCAAGTCGTATACAGTGTTTCCACTTCCTGGATATGATCTTTTAGACCCCATATCAACAGCAAAAACTAATCCATTTGTTACGTAATTTGGTCCTAGTGATGTTGCCATTTTATTCTTTCATTTCGTTTGTAGTCCATTTGTCTGTAGCTAATAAAGCCAATATGTCTTCATGGTTATATTCTGTGTAGTCTGTGCTATACACATCAGGTCTACCATACACGCCAGCTTTAGTAATATAAGAAACATCTTTATCTGTCTCTAAATCTTTATACGTAGTTTCAATATCTTCTTCTACGATTGTAACATTGTATTTTACAAAAGTTTTAGTTTTATCTATTGACTTTCTCAAAGACTCTTTGTTTGATTGTAAAACCTGATCAAAATTTATGTCATCTATTTTTTCTATTGGTAATACTAACCATCTTCTGTTTTGAAATCTACTCATAATTATAAATTAAATCTGTTTTTATATGCTTTATAGTTTTGTGTTACTTCGTCCGCTGTTAACGCTTTAGAATACACTTTTACTATTGGTATACTTCCGTCAACTCCTTCACCGTTATTATCAAACCTCATACCTGCCATAAATTTAGAGCTGCTTGGAAAAGTATGTGAACCACTGTATGTTGCTGTGTGTTGTTGAATACCATTTATATAAATTTTAGCCACACCAGCATTGGTAAACGTATAAACTAAATGATTAAATTTAGTTGTATCTATCGTAAGTCCACTTGGTACTATCCAAGCGTTGGTTCCAATTGATCCAAAATAATATAATAACTGACCATCTGTTCCTATTGAAAGATCTGGATTGTGAAAATTACTATCACCTGAGTTTGTTGCGCTAAACCATCTGTCATGAGACGCAAATCCAACGGCTTTTACAACACCTTCGTAAGTTACAGATGTATAAGAGCTTAAGTTAATAGCAGTGCTTGATACTATACGATCATCTGTTCCATCAAAATCAGGTTGACCCGTGCTATCAAACGATACGTTTGATATATCTATATTTATTGTTCTTTTTAAGTCTATTAACCCTTGTGTAGCTGAGCGATTATTTTCAACGTAAGGTGTTGCGTGTGTATTTCTGATAGCTTGTTGACCAGATACATATACATTTGTGCTACTTGTTACTCCTCTAACAGCTACCCAATATGTTGTTGCGCTAGCATTAACTGTAGCGGTATAATTGTAACGAGTCCACTCAGTTGTCAGTGTTATAGTAGGGCTAGTTCTATAACCGCTTGAGTTATCATAAATAGTAAGATGACATGTTCCAGAACCTTTTAACCATACACTGTAATTAATAGAATCTCCAGCAACATTAATAGAAAACGTACTAAATCTACTATAAAGTTGGTTGTTAGAATCATTTGTGTTTCCAGTAAATCTTGAATATGATCCACCAGGTGCTGTTGCGTCTACTACATTTGTTTCTTGAGCTGTACAAATATATACAACTTCTGGATACGATGATGTAACGGTACCACCCATATCATATATTAAATTTTCTGTCGTTTCACCTGGGTAAAATCTAGTTGGTGTGTTTACGTCAGCCACGCCATACCCAGTGTCGTATCCATATATTAAACCGTCTGTTACTATATTTGTTCCTCTTGCTATTCCCATTATATTGCTCTTACTAATGATTTAATATTCCAAGTACTTGATGTTGTAGTTGCTCTCAACCTAAAATTAGACGATGATAAATCTACTGCTAAAGTTACATCTGATGTATCGCCTAAATCTACTGTTGATGTTTCATTAAAAGAAACATTTGTTCCATCACTACAAGCAACAACAGTACCCGCTCTAATATTACTACTTTTGTAAATAACATAATCAAAGAAAACAGCTGCGTAAGTAGTTCCACTTATACTAGCAACAGTTGTGGTTGTACTAGCGGAAGTTACAGAAGCGTTATCTATTAAAGCATTTTTTATTTTTATATTACCTACAAAAGTTGCGTTTTTAGAAAAAGCTATAGCATTTGAAGAAAACCCAATATAATTACTCGTGTCTGATCTATTATATATATTTCCACCTCCAGATGCACCACCAACGTGTATATGCCCATTAGCATGGAAAGCATCATCTGTTCTAAGTATATTAGCACCGTCTCTAAATAAAGTAACATCAGCCCCTAAAGTTAAATCACCACCACTAACAGTTACATCACCTTCAAAAGTTGCGTTACCAGTATCTAATGCTAAAGTCATAGCATCAATACTTGTTGTTTTTATTTTAAAATTAGTACCAGATGCTTCTAATGTAGGATCTAAACCTCCACCAGCTAAATTATCAAATTTTAATGTTGGTGTAGATTTTGATATTTCTACATCCATATTAAATTTAGCTTTATTTGTACCTGAAAAATCTAAAGTACCATAGTTATAACCTATATCGTGTGTCGTATGTTTTATATATGCAGTCTTAGAAACTGGATTTCCATCAGATTGTTTTGATCTACTTTGAAAAGCTAGTTTAGCAGAATCATTTGTAGTATTGTTTGAAGATGGTGACACAGTCATCATATACACAGTCTGTGAATTAGCACCTTCAAAAATACTTAAAGCACCTGTTTCATCAGGTCGTAAATACATAGTTTCACCTGATGTATGTTTTATTCTCATAGCACCAGAGCCAGTACCTTTTATATAAGGGTTAGCACCCTGAACTTCAAATACATTACCACCAACATACAAGTTAACTCCAACTTTAAGTTTATTTGTTATGTCCCAAGTGTCATCACCATCGTCAAATATTAAACTCGCTTGTGTTACACCATTGCCTCTATAAATAGATATACCAGATGTAGCAGCTGTTGCTGTATCTGGTGATCCTTGAGTTGTGTTAAGTTGTAATATATTATCTTCAACCTCTACAGTTGTAGTATTTAAAGTTGTAGTTGTACCATTAACAGTTAAAGCGCCTGCAATTGTAACATTGCTTCCAAAACTTACATTACCTCCATCAAACCAAGAGTTACCAGCTGAATCTATACGAACTTTTTCTACATTGTTATTAGTGCCATCTGAACTCATTAACGAGAACAAACCTTTATCTAAATCTGCACCAGTTGATCCCCTAGAAATTATTCTAGATATAGTATAATCTGCTGATCTTACTAAAAAATCAGCATCGTCTGCTTGTACATAAAGATCACCAGCTACTGTTGCACCTCCTAGAACCTGCATTGTAGTGCTTAAATCTCTATTTATTAATACTAAATCTGTGTTATCAGTATTACCTATTCTTCCTCTAAACTCTAATCTATCAAGAGCTCCGTTATAGTTAATATCAAAGTTTTGAACACCACTTCCTTCTGAAAATATTATTGTGCCATTTGGATCAGTATTAGCGCCACCATCATTATATAATGTTAATGTAGGATCATCTTTTTGAATAGTTAAATCACCAGTCATTGTATCACCAGCTTTAAGTACTTTCGTATTATCAGTTCCAGTTACATTTGTTAAAGCACTTCCATCACCTGAAAAACCAGTTGCAACAACCGTACCTGTTACACTAACTCCTGTGTTTGTGGTTGCTAATTTTAAATTGTTATCGAAATATAAGTCAACAGATCCATCACTATAAGCAGCTATACCGTTTTCACCATTTGCTGGTCTAATAAATATATCATCATATGCTTGTAGATATAAATCGTGATTTGTTCCTTGAGATTTTATATATAGATCACCAGTAGCTGTACTAGCATTAGTTTCAATAATAGAATCACTACCAGTGTGTTTTATAACTAAATCACCATCGTTACCAAAAGTAGCTGGATAATTATCTTTCCAGTTAATAGAAGCATATAAACTAGAGTTCATGTATTTATCAAGATAATTAGTATCACCTTGTAAGTATTTATAACCAAATATATGATTTATTCTAGTTGATGATGTATTCCAGTTAGTTAATGTATATTTAATTTTATTTATAACAGTGTTGTTACCACCATGATAAGTTCTAACCGTAGCGTGAGGTTGATCATTTTCGGAATATATAGATGTGTAGTTAGAGCCGTTATCTGAAGATATTTCTATATCAATATCTTTAGCTCTCCATTGTGATGCACCAAAAGAAAGACCATACCATTGACCATAGTTAAGCCCGAAACCACTAATTTCTATTATTATAGTGTCTGTGTTGGATGTTGATATACTAACTGTTTCTTCATGAGCAAGGAACGCATTTAATAATGAACTGGTTGAAATAGCCGTGCCGTTTTTAGTAGCAGCAACAGTTAATCTTTTTGTAGCACCAGCAAAAGCATTTGGAGAAACACCTGGCATGTAAACATGATATGTGTCTTCTAAAGCTGTGTTAAACGTAAAACCTCCTAATTGTACTTGACTATCATTTTTAACTTTACTATAAAGTGTACCAACACCTAAAGTAAGACTACCATCATCACTTTGTTCTCTTCTAAGGTTTAAATCTTCATTGTAAGAACTAATTATACCTTCATCAACATTTATTCTTCTATTAAAGTAAAAGTTTGATCTATCAGTTTGTATATGACAGTGACCTGTGTTTGCGGGACCAAACTCTCCATAACCACCAGGAGTGGTTATTCTAAACATATGACCGTTACCTTCTTCTAACTTTGTGTTTGTATCAGGTAAGTATATTTCACCACCTTTAACAGTTAAATTATTTTCAATAGTTAAACTACTATCAATAGTAAATATGTTTGCAGCTTCAAGAACAGAACTACTATTAACACCAGGATCACTAGCTGAAGCACCTGAATGCGTCCATGTACCCACTCTATTTGTAACAGTGTAATAACCACCAACAGAATGATTTGGCATGAACATATACAAATCATATGTATTAGATGCCGAGTTATCCCATACTAGTTCTGCAAGCGCACTGTTTGATCCAGTTCTTTCATACCAAGAATTAAATCCTTGACCATTAGGACCTCCACCATTTCCATTAGATGTTTTAACATATAGTTTAATAGAATAATCTTGACCATTAGAAGCGTTATACCCTTGGTGTCCTTCTATTTCTATAATAGCTACATTACCACCTTGTGAAAAACTTGATAAAGTACCTAGTTTTCTCCAACCAGCCGTACCGCCAACATCAGGCATTGCATAAATTGGAGATTGCGTAGCTGGTAGGTTTGTTAAATTACTACCATCACCGGAAAAAGACGCTGCTGTTACAGATCCCACAAAAGTTGCATTACCTGGAGCATCTAACGTAAACCTTATGTTACTTCCAGGAGAGCCTACTCCCATTTGTAAGGTAGCAGAATTTGTACCACCATTTCTTATATACCAGGCATTATTATTATTTGTGTTGTCAAATATAACAGCACCATTACCATCAATATTAATATGATTTGAATCAAGATTAATAGCACCTGCAAAAGTTGCTGCTGAACTTGCGATTCTAAATTTTTCTGACCCACCAATTTGATAAACTTGGTCTGATGTAGTATTAAGCACTAAAGCTCCACCAACAGATGAAAATGTAATAGCACTTGAGTTGTCCGTGTCTGTTAAAGTAAGAGACGGACTAGCATCAGATATGTTTATGTTCCCTGTGGGAGATAAAAATGGTATTGCCATATTAGTTTATTTGAGTAGTAAAAAAGACGGTACTCACGTACCGCCTAATTTTTTTTATTATTAACCTATTTTGGTAATAAGTATTTTGTAAGCGCCATCAGTAACAGTTTGTCCAAATAGAACATCAACTGTATTACCAGCATTGTCTGGTCTATCAACATCTACATTAACTGTTTGATGTTTTTTATCTGAATTTGTACTAGCACTTGAAGATGTTTCTATAACTTGACATAAAACGTTTCTAGTACCAAGACCATGCGTTACTGTGTATGTATTACTTGTTTTAGAAACTGAACTTTCTGTG